TTGATTGCATCTATCAAGTCGCTGCAGCAGCCGTGGCACAGAGCCGCTGGGCGGCACTGGTCATAGCCATGTTTGCAACGTCCCACGAGGTCGGTCATGTTCTCGGCTTCGGTAGCACGAACGTCCAGCCAGCCGTCTGCGAAGAAGGCGTACCCGTTCTTGTCGTAACCGAGGAACGTTGCTTTGCGCGGCTCCATGTTCGGATGGTGGGGGCGGGGTTGAAGCCACACCCACTGACCGAACAAGAACGTCTGCTCGTTCTCGTAGTCACGGTGAGCCACACACAAAGCGTGATTCAGTGACAGGAGATTGCAGTCAGCAGCCGCGCAGCGGTTGAACTTGTCCATCATGGTTGTTTCCTAATCTCTTGTGTTGAACCCGAGCATCTGTACTCGGCCTAGCACCCAGGAACCCGGAGGCTCCTGGGTGAAGGTCGTACACAGATGAATGAGAGTAGAAAGGTTGCAGAACGTATATCCAAGTTGTCCTCTGCGGTTCCAGACTCCCCGGTCTCTCGTAGCGTTGAAGGTTTCCTGTCAGTTAGGGAAACCGCCCGGTGGTAGTAGCTTGCCTGGGTTCTCATGGTTCGGAAACCCGCTTGTTGTGGCTTGGCGTTCTGCGATTCTCTATGTCCATACGAGCGGTGCATCGTGGGTGGCTAGTCAGGTCAGGGTCTTGATGCCTAGTGGAAACGGCCATCGGTCACGAGCCGTAATTGGCCCTGCGCGTTCACCTAGCTCCGGTGATGCTCCGTGCGTATGTAGTTGTCAAGGTACTGAGGTGGAGGGACTCTGAGGCGTCCCGGTTCTTCTCCCACAAGTCTACGTCCTTATGGGAGTCATATCAACCACCAAAAACCCCCTCTGAGCTGGGGGTTTAGTCGAATCCGGGGGGGTTTTCCCAGTTCAGAGACTTGAAGCCAAAATAGGCTTATGAGGCCCGTTCTCTCCCAACGCATTTCAATCACGTTGGGCTGGAACGGGTTTCACCCCATAAGGTAGGATTCCGGGTATGACCGTCAAGTACCTGTCACGCCCACAAATAGCCGCCTATCTGGGGGTTTCACTCACCACAGTCAAGCAATACAAGACGTTCCCACCACCCGACGTACTCGTAGGACGTAACCAGGGCTGGAAACAAACCACCATCGACGCATGGATGACCAAACGGAACAAACCCCCACACCCCCGCAAAGGACAAGGAAAGGCCCCTCAGTCCTCGTCAGCGAACTCCCTCGCCTGAATAGCAGCGTTCAACAACCCGTCAGTAGCCCAATTCGGCTGCTCCGGTGGATGCAAATACCAGGAAGTAGCCTCAATCCCCTGGTCAGTGACCCGTTCAATACCCATGATGATGACGAAGCTCGCCCCAAGCTGCCAGCCGTCATCAGCAGCGTCGAGTACACGTTGGATCGCAGCCCTAACTTCGTCCACACCGTTCATCATGCCGGAAACCCCTGCTGACTTAGGTCCCTATGCGCCGACCAAAGAACCATGAAAGGTTAGATAGCAGGAACCGCCCCAAGCATCCTGTCCATGCTTGGGGCGGTTCAAGGCTGTAAGGGCTACTGCTTGCCCTTGATCGTCACCGTCACGTTGCCGTTGGTCTGAACACCACCAGCGGTATCACCGTTAGCGTTGCCAGCCACGTTGGTCTGAGCAACCTTGACCTTGGTGCTCTGCACCTTGGCGTTCTGCCCCGACACAGACGGCCCGGTGACCGTCGAGTTGGCCGACGAACCATTAGCGGCGGTGGTCGCGTTACCGCGAGCCGCAGCCTTGATCGCCGTCTTGTTCGTGCTTTTGCTGGATGAACCGCCGTCAGCCGCCGCAATACCAGCGGAACCGAAAACAGCCACACCCGACAACACCATCACTGCAATAACCTTCTTCAACGAACCTGTCCTCTCGTTGACCTGACCGGAGCTTTAGGCCCCGGCCTCACACCACGACTCTGCGGTGTAAGTCTGTTGTTCGTAACAGTGACAGTCACATCACCGTTGGTGTTGTTTGGTGCGTAGTTGGTCTGCGTGACCGTCACCTTCGTTATCTGGTACTGGTTCAATGTCGGGTTGTATGAGGGGGCAACAACCACCGTCACGTTGATGACGAGGAAAGGGTCAGCGGAAGCAGTAGGGGCAGACACCAACATGGAGGCAGCGACACAAGCGGCGGCGATGAGTCTCATGGCGAACCTGTCCCTTCGCACAACAACAACAGCAAGGGACGACTACTAGCGCGAGGACAGGTCGCGCCGTTACAACAGTTCTACCGCACTTCAACCAAAGACGGTAGGGAACAACAGATTACGCATTTATTGCGGGATGACGGCCATGACGTAACGCCAACAGCAACATCACAATGAACCGCAATGAACCGATCTGCAAGATCGCACCCAAACTCCCGGCCATAGTGAACTGCTGCGCCAACGTCAGATCAACACGGACAGCCTCCGCACCCAACGCCACACAAATACAGACAAGCCCCACTATCTCCAACCAGTACGACGTAGCCAGCTTCGCAGTCGGCATCACCCACCGCGTACCCAACGACGCACCAACCAGACACAACGTAGACCCAAACAACAACAGCGCAGCCAGCTTGTTCTCCATGCTCTCGGGGAACGCCCTCACCACATGTTCATGGGTCATCACATAGATTCCGGTCAGGAACAACCCCACCCATATCGGGACGGTATACATTCCACGGTCAAGCCTGCTCATGGCTGCTGCCCTTCTGTGATGCGCTGTACCCACGGCCAGCGACGAACGTACCCAACGCTGCAACAAACGCCTGACTCAACATCGGCGGTGGAGTCTCATGCCGGAAGATGATCACCGCATACACCAACCCAAGAACCACAACCACAAACGCCTGGAAGTTGCGCGTCCTGTCAATCACCGGAACCACAGGGGGCATGGCCGTACTCCTATCCATCAGTGCAACTTGTCCAACACTTGCTGCGTCAACGACCCCACCGGAACCGTACTGGCTTGACCACCCTTGAACAGTTCATCGGTGATCTGCCGCATCTTCTCAACGTTCGCTTGGGCGGTAGCAGCCTCATCCAACACCCGAGGAATGTTATTCAGCACCAGAGCGGTCGGGTCTTGCTGATCATGCAAACCCTCTTTGATCTGCTTATGAGTCACCGCGCTCGCCGTCAACGCACCACCAGCACCCAACATGGAACCAACAGTCACCAGAAGGGTCGTCAGGTTCTCTGTCTGCCCCGTGTCAATCAACCCGACCTGCAACCCAATCGGTATCAACGCAGCAAGAAGCCCGGACACCAGATAGAACCAACGCCGCGTAGAAGCACTAGCCATCACGTCATCCCTGCCGTCAACGCCCGTAACAGTTCAGGCTCCGACCGTTCAATCCTCACCAACGTATCGGCCAACGCCTGACGTGGCACCTTCCCTAACACCGCTTGCGCCCGATGAACAAACGCAGGATTCGTGTCTGCACCCCTCCCTGCAGCCGACCGCACAATCCGGTAGATCGCATCACCATCACCCAAACCGATAGCCGACCACTCCACAAACATCGTGTGGATCATCGCGTCATCAGACACCGCGAAAACATCAAGCCCACCCAACGCACCCTCGCCCGGAGTCCGATACCCCGACCGTGATTCGTAGCCGCCGTCAGCCGCGTGTCTAGCTCCTGCAAGTACAGCGGTGTCAACAGGTGGGGTGGGTGCAGCAATGCCACCGCGCCGGAATGTTGAGAAGCCGTCCGGTCTGATCTTGCGCCGAATGAAGTCGGCGGTGTGGGGGTTGTTGAACGTGTCATACCCCATCTGCCAGTGCATCTCGTCTATCGGGTCAGTCCAGTCCCCGGCCCAAAACACTGTTCCCTCGTAGAACTCCAACAACTCTCGGATGGTTCTCATCTGGTCGGCGGTGAACGTGCCCCGAACCCGGAACGGGTGTGAGTCCCACCGAATGTCTACAGCAGTACCGTTCAGATGGTTTGATGTGGCGACAGAGTTCGTTGGGGTGTAGCACGCACAGTCGGCATCACGAACGGGTTCGATGAAGGCGTTGTAGTCAGCCACCAACGCCCGAAGTATCTGTAGCGGTTGACCCTTCTGAATCTGCAATGACACCCGAGGGCTACAGCCGGGAACGTCAACCCACTGTAGGGCGTCCTGCCCTACCCATCCTGGGTTCCAGCCGTTTTCAGATGCCATAACTCACCCGCCTAGCGGCGATCCCGGCCCTGTGACGAAGTTCCCGGCAGACGTGGACCGCACCGCCAACTGGTAGGCCCGTATCCACACCTTGCCCGGACCGCCAGCACCACCGTCCACACCACCAACCGCCTTGCCGACTCCACCAACCCCGCCGATGCCGGGACCAGACGGTGCCGGGGCAGGATCATGCGCGGTCATAGCGGGAGAACCCGGATAGGTGATCCCGTTGTAGGTGAACGAGGGAACGGCAGGGGATTCAGCTATCCCACCCAACACGCCAGTACCACCCTCCGCGCCACCACTAGCTGTGATGAGGGTTTCAGATGCGCTGTTAGACACCACTGATGCACCCCCAGCAGTTCCAACATCTTTCAACGGGCCACGCCCAGCCTCACCGCCAGAACCAACAGCTACGTGCAGCGTCTTGGGTGTTGACGAGTCGATGATGAACGTCCTGCCCGACCACGTTCCCGCATCACCGTGTTCACCGTATGAGTTCAGTGCGCCGCCACCCTGACCGCCGCCCCCGCCGCCGATAGCCACAATGTCAATCGCGTCAGCCCAATCGGGGATCGTGTACGCGGTCACGTTCATCACCCCAGGTCGGGTGAACTCGGTGGTCACAGGATCATGTGAGGGACGAGTCGGAACGTCCGGTGGTGGAGTACCACCCGTATTGCCGCCACCAGGATCAACAGGGGCAGGAGTGATCTGGAAGGTGAACCAGCCGGAACTGCCGCTGTCAGAGTTGGCGTACAACGCGGCACTGGTGGAGGTCGCTGTCAGCGGAAGGTTGTGCTGCACAATCACCTGGGTTGCAGTCACCGACTGAATCGTCGCATCCCCATACGTGTTAGACGGGTTGAACCCGTACCGCACCAGATTCACCGAACCCAATCCGGCACCGTTGATGTACCAAAGCCGATCAGACCAGAGCGGTGCAACACCCGAAGCGTTCGTAACCGACGTGATGGTGATGGGTGTTGGTGTCGGGTTGGGGTCAACAACCGGGGGCGGGTCCACCACAGGAGGCGGCTCCGTAGGCGGCTGCTGAACGGGTGGAGTCCACGATGGGGTGAACGAGCCGTCTGTCGCTATCGTGTCACTGTCCACGGTGGACGTGGGTGGACCGTCACCGCCGATAATCTCCACGGTGCAAGCGTTGATGTACTGCCACGCAGCATCCGTATGCGCGACAACAACGGCACCGTCCGATGTGGTGTCACCCTTCACGAACGCACCAATCCCATGCTGCGACGTGTTCGGTGCCGTCCATGCCCGGTATTCCAAGGTGGTGTATCCGGGCGCACCACCCGACGTAGGTAGGACACCGTAGCCGTGAAACGCAGAGAAGATTTGTGAGTTACCCGACGAGTCAGCAAGTGTGATCGCCGGGGCCTCCGCATCCGGCCCGGAAGTACGGGCATACATATGACCGCCAATCGGGTTGACGGCACCCGACCCGCCGAACACCGCAACGGTGGCAAACCACGTTCCACCCCAATCAAGCACGCCGATGCTATGCGCTGATGACGTAGCCCTAGCCCAAAACGTGCCACCCGCGCCAGCGATACCTTCGATGAAGTTCCACACCGGAACACCAGCACCAGACGCGATTGTCGCTGCTCCTGCCGGGAACGAGTAGTCCGAGACAAACAACACCAGGATGTCTCCCGGCTGATGGGGCACCGTGATCGGCTTGCTAACCCCCGGCTCATACGCCAACCCCGGCCACGACTGCGACGAACGGGTCTTGACCTTATTGCCAGCACCCGGAGGGGTTTGCGACGTGATGATCACGTTGTTCTACCCCGAACGTCAGCAACCAACCCCTTACCCGGAGAAGCCCCCACCTGAGACACGTACAGCGTCAACACATCTCCCGCCACAAACGACCAGGAACCGTTCGCTTGACCACCCGATAGCTGCTGCGCCTGAGCAAGCGTCACCTGGGAGTTAGCAAGAGCTACACCGTTCTTGCGAAGCTCGACAATGAGGTCCGCGCCAGCAGCATCATCAGCAGTGGCGCACCGGAAGTAGACGTTGGTGAAAGCCACGTTACGCATCAACCGGATACCCATAGGGTTGTCGCCATACCCGACAGCCCGGACGGTCTTACCGCCAAACCCGATCAGCGACACATCAGAGATTTGTCCCGCACCATCAGCAACAACGAAGTTCGGCTTGTTGGAGATACCAGCCCAATCCGTTGTCCCGGCATCACCCTTGGGGATGGTGAAGTTCAAGACAGCAGTAGTCGCGTCACCACTGTTCGTGACAGAGACAGCGGAACCCGCAGGCCCGGTAGCAACCGTACCTACCGTGACCGTCGCCGCTGTACCCGCTGGGCCTTGACTACCCGGAGTTCCCGCAGCCCCTTGCGCCCCCGTAGCCCCCTGCGGAATGGTGAAGTCAAGAACAGCAGCGTTGGGTGTACCACTGTTCGTGATAGCGACAGCCGTACCAGGAACCCCGGTAGTGACAGTGCCAACCAGAACCGTAGCGGCAGCACCGTCAACACCGTCAGTGCCCGACGTTCCATCAACGCCAGCGGGTCCGGTAGCCCCGGTGTCACCCTTGGGGCCTTGGAAGTTGGCACCCGCACCATCGGCAGGCCAAGCCGTACCAGTCCACACATACAGTTGACCGTCAGCCGCCACAAAGAACGCTGCACCCGCATCATCGGCGGTCAGGTCTTGGGGTAGCTCGGCGTAAGTGTCCACCGTCCCGGTGATGGACAGTCCCGCCCCAGGATCACCTTTCGGTCCAACAGCACCCGCTGGGCCAGCAGCCCCGGTTGGGCCGCGAGGAACATCGAAGTCGAGGACAGCGTTAGTCGGCGTTCCGACATTCCTGACGATTGCACTCTCATCAGACCCGACAGTGGCGACGGTGCCGATGGTGATAGTTCCGGCTGGGCCTTGCGGTCCCTGCGCGCCGTGACTGCCGTCAGCACCAGTCGCACCACGCGGCAGAGTGAAGTTCAGAACAGCAGCAGACGGTGTACCGCTGTTGACCACAGCAGCCGTATCACCACCAATAACCGTGCCGACAGCAATCGTCGGTGCTGGGCCTTGCGGACCCTGGTGACCCATCTCGCCGCGTGGCCCCGCAGGTCCGGGCGGTCCCGCTGGCCCGTTCACCACAGTCAACGCAACCGGATCGGGAATGTCCTCACCATCAAACGAGAAGATGAGGTTCGCGCCCTCCTGCCGGATCGCATCCGGGGCGATACGGGTGATAGCAACCGCCGTCTGCCCGGTTTCCTTCATGTGGAACAGAAGGTCAACCGTTGCGTCACCGTTCGGTGCCTGGAAGCTGCCGCCGTCAATCCGAACCGTTGAGGGCTTGTCATCAATGCGGACATTGAAGATTGTGAAGTCGTACCAGAGGGGTTCCACCAAACCCAACGCCGGGGAGTTACCCAACAACCGGACAGGGGCGTAGGTGCCCGGAGAGTTCACATCCGGGTCCACCCGCATTTTGAGCAGACCATCCTTGTCGATGATTGCGTCAACGGGCATGGGGATGAACCCCGTTGGGGGAATAGCTGTTGTGGCCTTGATGACCGACCCATCGGTCAGCTTGGGGGTGAACCGAACGTCAGCGGTGATGGTTCCGTAGTCCGGGTCATAGTCAACGTCCGGGCTGTCAGCAACGATGGGAGCCAGATGTAACGTCACCCCGAAGTACACCAACGGTTGATGTAGTAGTGGTGCGTGCCGCGTTTGGCGGGGTCGGGTCACGTTTGGCCTCCTTGTTTGCGTTATGAGTCTAGGCTGGCTGCCAGCTAATACCAGCGAACTGGGCCAACGGGTTGTCGTTTACGTTGGTGTAGGCCACTTTGCTTCCACCGAACCCGATGAGCCGCCCTGATAACGGCGCAGAGATTGGCGCGTTGTGCTGCAAAATGTGGTTACGGTACAGAGACAACGTGGTGCCCTTAATCTCCAACGTATACGGGACACCGACTGCGTTGGCGGCGATCTGCCGATCAGCGGCACCGAGGGTGGTTCTTGTGCCTGCGGCGTCCATCTGGAAGAACGTGCATGTTGTGTTCTTAATCTCCACGCCGTAGCAAGTGGAGTCAGAGGCGCTGCCTTGCACCATCAAGAACCATGATGACTTGACCAACAAATCCCACCACGGATTCCGCGACAGCGTAGCGGTCACCTTAATATCGGCACCCGGAACTGATTGGGTGTTGACATACCAGATCATTCCAAGACCCGTACCTGACATCTTCCCAACAGCTGAACCGTTTCCATCCGGGCCGTATGTGTCAGCGATTGTTGACTTCTTAACCCACGGCGCAAGCAACGCTGGTGCGTTCGGTATCTCGAACACGTCCGCGAACCCGGACGCCTGCTGCGCCTTGATCGCTTCGATTTCGGCGTGAGCATTAGCCGCTGAACTATCGGCGTTGGAAGCGGTGGTGAAGATGTTGCCGATGGAGGCGATGGCGTCAGCGATTGGTCGGCCAGCACCGGGGATGAACACGTTAGCAATACCGTCCACCAACGTCTGAAACGAGTTCAGCAACCAGTTGGTGATCGACGTGACAGCCTCCGTCACCGAATGGCCGATACTTGTGCCCCCGGTGAACGCCTTCCAGATACCGTCAATCAACGATTGCAGATCGGTTTTGACCTTGTTCAACGCCGCCAACGCAGCAGCAACAGTGGCGTTGGCGGTGCCAGCCAAACCGTCGAGGAACGATTGGAAGTTGCCAACAACAGCCAGCACGTCAGCCTTGAGTTTGTTCAGCGCGGCAATAGCGGCGGCGACGGTGGCGTTGGCGGTGCCAGCCAAACCGTCAATGAACTCTTGCAGCGTTGACTTCAACCCGTTGATAAGCGCAATAGCTTGCGCGACCGTGCCGTTACCGCCGACCAGTCCGTGTATGAAAGCCCAAAACTCTCGGATGATCCCGGCGATGAGGGCAACAGCCTGACCGACCGTAGCCCCGGCAACCCCGGCAATGCCGTCTAACAACTCTTGCAGCGTGGAAGCGATCTCTGCGATCCACCCGACAAGTTTCTGCAACGCCTTCACAGCGGCAGTGACACCAGACCCGTCACCACCCAAGACCTCAATGATGCCCTTGATGAGTTCACCCAGGTCAGCGAGCCCTTTGTTCACCCCATCGAAGAACCCGGTCAACGGGTCGATGTGTTCCCGCATGTCCTCACGCATGAGTTCAATCCACTGCTCTTGCGTCAACGCAGCCCACATGGACAAACCCTGGTTGGTGATAGCACCGAAGATCGGCGGTACGCCCTTGTCAGGTGTTGTCATTGGTCATCACCCAGCAACGCCTCCACCATTTCAGCTTTCTGCTGCGAGTTCAGCCCCTTGACCACATCTTTCGCGGTGAACCTGGGCAGCGGTGGAGTATCAGCAGGAACCCAAGTGCCGGGGGCGGTCATCCAGTTGGGTTCAACACCAGTTGGCGGCTCATACCGGATGGTCGGTGACTCCACAGGACGGGCACCGCACTCCCACAGACGGCGTGACACCATCTTCAAGTAGGGAATGGGCATCACCAGTTGACCGCCCTCCTGGTACGGAAGGGCAACCAGCATCCACAGGAACGCCTCATCCGGGTTGTTCGGGTTGCAGTTCTCACGCAGAGGGAACGTCACCATACCCCCAGGTCACGCAGCCCGGACACCAGTTGTTCAATCTTGCCCCACGCACGCTGGGCTGGGTCTTGGAACACTCTCTCGTCCCCAATCGTCATCGTCCACTCCGGGTAGTTGCCGTCATCCCAGGCTAGGTCAATCTTCCGGCAGCGGTCCATGTGGATACGGGGGTCACCTTTGAGCCTCAAACCCACTCTGTCGTCTAGGAATACGTGCCCGACTCCCCGGTCACCCACCATGAACGGTCGGGCGTTCGACACTTCCACCTTCCACGAAATGGTGGTCTTGGTGGCCCACGCCCCAGCACGCAACACCATCAAACTTGCGATGGTGTACGCCTTATCTGCGCCGCCCTGGAAATACTCAAACAGCCGCGACCAGCCCTGGTTCTGTGCCCGAAGATGCAGCTTGGTCGAGTGCCACGCCAGCACGGTGTCCTCGTACAGCGGTTTCAGCAAAGTATCAACGGTGCCGCCAAGTGAACCGATCTGCGCTAGTGACCCGAGAATATCGAACGATGCCTGGATGGAGGCACTGATCGCCTCATTGACCCCCGGCATGGAGTGACCACCCACGTTGATCTGCACACCCTTGGCTGGGCTGTTGATCCACGACGCGGTTTCAATGGGTGAGTTGTCGCCTTCTTGGAACACCACATACGGTTTCGCTTTGTCTGTGTAACGGTGCCCGACAGTCCAGTAGTCGGTGGGAGTGTCAGCGTCAGCAACTATTGTCAGGCTGGACTCCATGAAGTCATCGGTGAACTCTGCTGCCGTCCGAATCAACCCATCGAAGATGGTGCCTCCATGTGACGTACCAATGTAGACACCGGACTTGTCCACAATGTCAATCACCAAAGCCCCAGCACGGAGGTTGGCTCCCGGCCACGGCTCCGGGTCACCCGGAAGCCAGCGGTCACACCGCACCGACAGTTCCGCATCCTCCAACATGATGTGGGCTGCGTCATGCCACGTCGCCCAACGCGAGATGAGAACACCCCACGTCACCCCGGACTGCGCGGCTTCTAGGAACGATTGGGGCTTCACAACGACGGGCCACTGTGAACAGTCCAGGGTGTTGAACCAAGAGTTGAGGTCTAGTGGGTCATCCGGCCAAGTGATGATCGGGTTGTGCTCACGAACGATGTTCACCAGGAGAGCCAGTTTCAGTATCCACGGCACAGGGCCAGCCGACACCCACGCCCTCGGCATCTGGAACAGCGCAGGAAGCCACGGATTGCTCCACAGCTGATACCACTTGAGGGTTTCATAGTCATGGAGCCAGTCACACACCAACGCCATATCACCGTCAGACCGCTGTTCAAGGCTGTACTTGTCTAACGACCCCGACCATCGGGCACCGCAGTAGTCCACGGTGATGAACACCCCGCGCCCTTCACCGCTCGCCAGCCGCCCCTCGTAGTCGTGTATCCACTGGGCGGCGTGAGAAGTGGCTGGTAACTCCAACCGTCCCGGCCCGGTGTCGTTTGAGATGAACGCAAACTCAGCCGAATACTCGTCACCGACAACATGCTGTAGCTGCCACTCGGCGTTCCACAGCCGGATCAACGGTCGGGTGCGACGAATCTTGTCCTCGTCAGCAATATGCTTCCGGGTGGCTTTCCAGATGCGGTCGGGGTTCATCAGCCCCCCGCAGCAGGATCATGGGCGGGACCAGTAGCCCCGGCAGGAGCCGATACAGGGTTCAACTCCAACCCCCACGGCCTTGACCAACGCTGCGGGATACGCAGATGACACGTTGCACCCCCGGCAGGGGCGTCCGTGTAAGACACCGGGAACTGTGTCGGCGGCGTATAGGGCGGGATCGGGAACTCCACGAACACCCCGGCAAGCTGCCCAAGCATGTTGGTGTTGTTGCTGTCTCGGAACATGAGTTCCTGCTTGTCCCAATCGACCACCGCGCCGCCGTTAGCTGCGGTGACAGGGATGGTGACGGTGCGTTGGTAGCCGATGGTGCGTTGACCGGGAGGGCCGACGAACTCGTAGTCGGGTATCACCCATGTTCCCTGCGTGAGAACCATTTTCTGGTAGGCGACCCTATCGGTTGGATTCGTCACTGTGACGGTTCCGGTGCCGGATGCTTGGGTTCCGTTGAACTCACTCACATAATCATCGGTTGTCCAGAAGGGTTTCCCGGCGCGCAGCTTCATAATCACGTTGCCGTGTTTCTGCATGGACGGGTCTGTCGGCATATCGAACTCGGGTGCCTCAGTCATCAGCACTTCAAGTTTGCGGACACCGGACTGTTCTGTTTCCACAATGATGTGGGTTGGTTCGTAGTCGGCACCCCACCAGCGGTCGGGTTCGTAGTCGAACATCAGCCGGAACTCTGAATCGTTGAACTCCCAAGGGGTTGCGGTGTCAACGATGTGGAAGCCCAGCAGCATATCGCGGGGCATGTATTTGGTGGACTTCTGCGAGGAACCCTCTTGGAAGGCTCCGGCCTTCCATGTTGAGGTTACGGGTGCGTCGTAGATGCCGTTGACCTGACCATGAGCAAGCCAAACACCTTCCTTTCCGGCGTTCTCGCCGTACACATGGAAGTTCTTGTTGGCCTTCCGTATCTTGATGCTCTTGATGGTGGTCATGGCCTTCCACCATATTGCATCTGTGCGAGCCTCTGGCGGTCTGTGATGATCTTGCCCACGTCATCCGGGTTGACCCCGTTGATGGACCCAATGTTGACGAGTGGTGGGCTGGCTTGGGGTTGCAGACTGTTCACATCAATAGCGTCGGTGGAGGCTAGTCCGGGGTCGGGTTGCTGCGCCCCATCTAGGCCTAACACTTCGTTGGTGGCTTGCTCACCAGTGGTGATACCCAACGGTTGACCGCCGCTACCGGGGGCGAAGTCCGTGTAGTCGTATCCAAGCCACCGGGGGGCACCGAATGGGAACAGCTGTTCGATCAGTGCGTCACCGACGATCCCGGCCATCTGGAACCCATACTGCACGCCGCGTTTGGCGACAGCAGCACCCATCTGAATACCCATAGCAGAGCCAGGAGCCATAGCAGTCGCGCCCATCGACGCGCCCTGAGCAGCGAGGTCAATGGCACCCGACGCAGCCTCACCACCCATGTTCAGGAACTTGGCGAACATGCCCGTCCCTGCCACCCCTCCACTGCTGGCAGCGACAGGGATGAACCCTTCCGTCCGGTTAGATGCGGTCGGGCCGGGAAGGGCACCGTTAGATGCGCCATGAACGGCACCGCTCCTGTTGCCCATAGTGGCTGAATCCCAACCGGGTTCATCCTCCAACGGCTGCCCAGCAACCCCTGGGCCTGCGGTTTTGTTTCCTTGGGTGCGCCAGTTCCATCCTGGCTCATCCTCCAACGGCGGCTGTGAACCATTCAGCAGGGCGTTCACATCTATCCCCTGCTCGGCAAGGAACTTCTGCTGTTCCGGGTTCAGGATCAACTCATCCCGGCCAGTGCCGTTCCGAATGACCGAAATGCCCGGAGGGAGAACACCACCCGTATCCCTGGTGAGGATATGCACATGATCCATGTGGTTTTGGGTGGGTGAACCACGATCTTCCATACCCTTGACCGTGCCGTCACTCATGTACTGGGTTTGACCCCACATCGTATAAGCGGCACCGTTCTGCAAGGCGTACTTGTTGATGGAGTCACCGAGGAACTTGCCCATCGGTGTGCCCACCAACTCCGGTGGGATCATCACGTCAATGGCTTTACCGGACGGGTGATCCGGGTACTTGTCATTAGCCCGGAACCCGCCAATGTCCTTGACCGCTGGGAACGCTTGGGCAATCCGCTCCTGCAAGTCGGCGGCACCCGACTGCAACCCGTATGCGCTACGGTTTGCGCCGCCGTTCTCACCAAGGTTGCCACCCCAACCACCCGGAGGGGCATCTTCCCAACCGCCACCAGTGATCCCACGGTACAAGCGGCCAAAGGCAGAGTTCGGCCCGAACAGTCCACCGTCTGCCTTGAGATCGTCAATCGCTCCACGCAGCTTCGTGACGAACGTGTCGAGGAAGTCATTGATGCTTGTGAACACCCTGGTCGCAATGGGTTCAAGTTCGGTGGACAGGAAGTTCTTGAACCGCTGCCACTGCTGCGAGAAGTCGGCGGTCGCATCCCTGGCTTCGTTGATTGCGTCCTTGCTATCCCTGGTGGTGGTGTTGAGGTTGTCAATGTCGATCTTGCCGTCCTTGATCAACTCGAAGTAGGTTTCCCATGCCTTCTTGCCGAACAGGGTTTGCGTCATCTCGCGTGCTTTGGCTTGCGCCACTTCATCGGTGGAGTTAGCGAGGTCTTGGATGGTCTGCACTTGTTGGCGTAACGCCCCAGCGGGGTCCATCTCCCCGGCGAGGTTCTTCATGGCGAACTTGAACCCGACCATTGCTGTAGCGGCATCCATACCAGCGTCATCGAAGGCGGCAAGTATCTGCACGACCTTCTCCGCAGGAATCTTGAAACCTTGAGCCTGGGTGCCAACATTCTTCATGGTGGTGATCAACGTGTTCAACGGAATGTTCGTGTCCTGCGACGTGACGAACAGAGCGTCCAACATCTCGCTCATGGCATCCACGTCGCCGTCCATCTTGAACCGCTTCATGGCCTTCATAAACTCTGTCAGGTTGATCGGGTCCACACCGTTCTCCTGAGCCATGCTGTTGTAGTTGGCGATCTTGTTCGTCATCAGTTCAAGCTCTGCGCCGGATAGCTTCAACCCCTTCACTAAACCCGTAGCGACAGAGCTAATGTCGGCTATCGGGGCGAACGAGTCACCGCCAACCTTCTTCACGCTGGCAACTATCTTGTCGAGTTCCGCACCAACCTTCCCGGTCTTGAACAGAATCCCGTCCGATACGGCATCCCACTGGTCGCCAATGTCATACAACGCCTTACCTGCAACAACAGCGGCAGCAGTGATCAACGCAACCCCGCCAGCAGCGACAGAAGCAGCCGCCATGACCTTGCTTTGCATGGCCGAGCCACCCTTGGCACCAATATCGTCCAGCGCACCAATCGCGTTAGACGCGCCCTTGTTCAAGGCTCCAACGAGGGAACCCATGATGCCGCCACCAAGGTTTCCTCCAAGGCCTTCCGCGCCACCCATCATGGCTTGCGACAGACCTTGCATGGCGTTCTTGCCCGATGACGTGACCTTCGGGGCAAACCCCTTGTTGAAGGCGGTGCCAGTCTTGGCCCCCGTCTTGTCCATGTTCTTCGTCAAGCCAGCCGAAAGCTTGTCGCCCATGGTCTTGCCAGCTTTGTCGGCCTCTTTCACCGACTTATCAAGCGAAGCCTTAATACCCTTCTCAGCCTCAGTGGTTTTGGCGAGAACACTGACGTAAGCGGTACCGACCTCAGTTGCCATAGCGTGCCGCCTTCAATCGTTTCTTGCGTTGTTCAACATCAGCAGCAGTCATGTTCTGCTTGACCTCTTTGGGTCGGTTGATGCGTTTCGGTTTGTCACCCTTACCGCCGCTCCGCTGCCAGTTCCCGGCCTGAATAGCAAGGAGCAGCGAAGCCTGGAAGTCCACATCTGGTGTCCACCACCACGACCTCGGGTACCGCGACCGGAAGTAGGCCGACTCGCCAGTAGGAGGTAGATGTTCGATGATGATGCGAACCTCCTGCCATGACAAGCCGCGACCAATGTCTAGCCGCCGCCACCCTTGTTTGAGGAGGTCCGCGAGGATCGCTTCACCGTGGTCTCCGTCGAGGACGGCTCGGATGCCAAATATTTTCCCAGGCTGATGCTCGACTGTTCAGTCCAAGTGTCCATCATGAACCGCAACTGACCGAGGGCTAGACCAGCAACAACAGCTTGCTGTTCCTCGTCGCAAAAGTGGTTCAGGTGGATGACGATCATCTCGCGTTGCTGCCGATGGGCTGGCAGATCAGCGTCGATAGCGTCGATCTGTTCCTGTATTGCGTCGATCTCGTCCTCGCTGATGAAGTCGAAACGCGGCACGGAGATAGTGATGCCCTCCACCTCCATTTCGATCAACATGCGGGGGTCGTCAGTGCTAGGTACTTGAATCTTCATGGGCTGGACGGCCTTTCATCTTTGTTGGGTGGGACAGCCGAGAGCGTGAGGCTCCCTGGTAGGTGGCAGGCCGTCCCAGGTACAACCACCTACCAGGGAGGACTCTTATGCGCCTTTGGCCTTGACCTGGACGTTGGCGGTGGTCGGTGCCTGGTATCCGGCGTCAGCCCCACCACCAGTGGCTCCCTGCTGGGCGGTGCCGCCAGAAGCAGGAGCCTTAGCGAAGGAGGTTTCCACCGCAGCCGTACCATCGGCAGGCTTGTAAACGTCCACGGTCAGCTCATACTGCAGCAGACCCTTGTGGGTGTAGACCAGATCGCCGACCTCGGTGACCATGCCGTCCTTGATGTAGTGGCGACCGATGCGGTCACCGTCCACGAAGTCGATGAGGAATGACTGGCGATCCAGCATCTTCTCGGTGTGATCCACCAGGATGTTGTCGCCCGTCCCGGTCACGTTGTCCTTGCCGAAAACGAGTTCCAGAACCTCACGGCTGGACTCCAACAGCGCGAACTTGAAGGTTTCGGTGTACTTGTCCTGCGTGGTCTTGACCACGGAACCACCCCAGGCGTAGTGCTTGGTGGTGTCGCGCTGGATGCCGTTGGTGACACCGTCCTCGCTGACCCAGCCGAGTTCGATCCACGCGGCATCCGGCTCCACGGTCGGTGCGTTGGGTGCAGCGGTACCAGTCGGGGCACAGTAGATACTTGCGCCGTCCGAACTGATAGTGGCCGCAATGATGTTTGTTGCGTCAGCCATGATGTGTGCCCCTTCCAAGGCATTGCGGGACGGCCTGGATTGGGTTGGTATTCAGTTGTGGTGTTCAGTTGTTATGTAGACGGCGCGAACGGTTTCACATTAGCGGCAATCCACAGATCAATGCTGAACTGCCACCTTTCGTAGTCAAGAATGTCGGGGTGAGCTAGATCGTAAGGCCCGGACTCGTTGCCGCACCACCGGATGAACATGCGGTTAGCTTCGTCGGGTGACCCGTCCCTGGCGGCTGGGATCACCCACGTTGACACCGCGTTATGCAAGGCAGCGCGGGAGGTATTACACATCGCCTCACACGTTGCAGAGTCCCGGCCATAACAATCAACGAGGAACCGTGCAACGTCGGTGGCCGGATCGTTCTGGCCTCCACCGATACGCGATACCTTGATGAACCACTCCGGTCTGACGTGAGCCGGGAGTTTCGTGGACACCGGGACGGGTGGAGTGACCGACGCGAACGCATTGTGCAGGATCGTGACGGCACCCAACAGTGCTGGCTTGGGAGTCAGCCACTCTTTCGTTTCCAGCCTCACCCGACCAACCTAACTAACGTGTCGTACTTGGCGTTGCTGTTCTTGGCGTGCTGGGTGAACGTCCAAATGCGGCCAATGACATAGCCACGCTTGCGCCGTTTACGCACCACATGAACGTCGTAGTTGTAGCCCCAGCCCTCACGCAACGTGTCGTTGGCTGCATCGTGGATACGTTTCGTGGCGGCTTCAATCTCGCCTTGAACAACGTCGTTCGTCAAGACAGCGGACAGAGCATCCCGGTCAAGTTTGTACCCCGACCTGCCCCTAGCCATTACGTTCTACCGTTGATGACGCGGCCCGTAAGCGTTGTCAGCGAAACCTCTTGGGGATCAAGCGGTTCCAGGTAGTAGTCGTCACCGGAGAGGTCAATCTGGTACGCCAAACGCCCGGAGTACACCATGCGGAACTGACGTAGGCGTGCCTTCTGCGACTTCGACAACCACGGACCCGTCGTGGTGACGGGTGCCTCCGTGTTGATTGTGGTCGCAGTGACCTCACGCTGTTGGTAGTAACCGCCAGCTTGGTAGTCCGCTGTAGTGGTGGCGGGCTTTGTCAGCACCGCCACCACCACATCGGCAACCACGCGCACGACCTCAACCGGAACCGGATCGGGTCGGCCACCAAGATAGGCGGCTACCAGATCAGATGCGGTTTCCAGCAAGTAGTCGATAGTTGCGGCGTCCTTGGTGGTCGGGGCTCTACCCGACGCAGCCAAAGCGACCTCAACATCGCTTGCTGTGGCCAACGCGGTCATGTGGCGTTACTTGACCGTCACGCGAGCAGAAGTGGCCTTGTCGCCAGCGTCGGCACCAGTCTGCGCCGGGGGCGTAGACGTGTACTTGACGAACGCAGCCGGATCGTTGACCAGGCAGCCGTACTCGGCTTCCGCGAGGATCGCCACCAGGTTGTTCTCGAACAGCGACACCAGTTCGCCGCCGATGGTGACGGCAGACTCGGTGGACACCTTGTACGAGATACCACCAACGGCACCCCACACGATCTGCGACCAGTCGCCGCCGTAGCCGATGACGCTGCCGGAGAACACGTTGTCACCGAGGAACGCCGGACGACCGATCAGACGACCCGGAGTGACAGCAGCAGTGGTTTCAGCCAGCGGAGTCTCCACGAACAGCGGTCGGCCATTCTTGTCGGTGGCACCCAGCAGAAGCGGCTCCGCGATCCGGTCGAACGCGAACCCGGTCAGCTTCTTGCCAGTGGCGACGAGGGAAACCAGACCCTCCACAATGTCACCGAACACCCCGCCCTTCTCCTGGGTGGCGGTGCCGATAGCGACACTGTTGGTGGTGGCATCGACGTTGTTCCCGGCACCGAACGGGCTGTTGGTTCCGTGCAGGACCGCGTTGTCGAAGGCGATAGCGAACGCCTCGGCAATGTCATCGCGGAGAATCTGCATGTAGTTGCCCGGATTGGCGCGGACGACCTCGGCAGACACGACGCTGATAGCGGCGATCTTGTGCGGCTTGATCGACTTGAGGGCGAGGCCGGAGTTGGTGGCAGGCTTCTGCGCGCCTTCCGAAACCCAGGCGGCGGTCGCCTTGGTGGTGGAGACCGGAATCTCCTGGCCGTTGATACCCAGCGGAATCTCGCGTGCAAGCTGCTGCACGGTCGAGAGCTTACGGGTCTGGGCGAAGTACGCCTGAGCAATCTCCGGGCGCAGGAAGCCCGAGAAGTCAGCCGTATTCGTTGCTGTTGCTTGTGCCATTGGTGGCAGCCTTTCAGTGTGTTCTGGTTAGCGGATACCGAGTTTGCGTTTCAGTGCGCCTTCCAGGTCATCACTGTTCAACGCAGGCCCACTCGGGTTGCGGCCTTCTTGCGGCACATACAGCCCACCGTTAGTGGAGGGCGTTCGCTCTGCTAATCGCTCGGCTTGCTTGATCAGGGTTTCCTCGTCCGTTCCGGTGAGGAACAGGTCAACGTCCTCGTCGGCGATGCCGAATCGGGTCGCTACCTTCCACCGCAGAAGGTCTGTCAGGGCTTGGTCACGTTCCGTGCAAGCCGATTGAAGTTCTGCGGTTAGTCGTTCCTCGGTGGTCAGTTGAGCGGCCTTGAGTTGGTCGAGTTCCATACGGGCTGCGACGTTCTCTTTGGCCTTCTTTTCCTGTTCCCGCGCCTTCTGCTTCCAGAACTCCACCGTTTCGGTCGGTTTGGTCACGTCGGGCTGTTCCGGGGCGTCCGTTTCGGTCGCCTCGGTTGTGCCTTCTTCGTCGGCCATACTTCTCCCGTTTCGGGTCTGCTTGAACCCGTTTCGGGTCAAGCGGTTTCACACCACGATCAGTGGTGAGTCTATCGTTCTTCCACGGCTACGCAATTGCAATTGTCATGCCAGCCAGCGATAGCTGCTTCGGCTGACTCCTGTGATGCGTAGACCGCGCCTCGTGAACCTAACATTGTGCAGAAGTCGCAGCAGTCAGGTGCCGCCTCAACAGACCATTTTGATCTGGTGTTACGGGTGTTGAGGATTGTGGTGTTCCTTGCCCCTGACCACACAGAGCGTTGCAGGGAACCGGACAGGAGAGCCAGTCCTGTGACGGCGGTGCCGACGTTCAAGGCCCATTCAAGTGAGTTGGTGAGTTGTTCTTCGTCCAACGGTTCAGCGGTTTCTGCGGTGTAGTCCGATTCTTCGTCGGCTTCATCGAACCATTCGGCTGCCATTTCCGCAGCTAGTTCATGGTAGGGGTCCACAATTTCCGGGTAGCCGTCCATCAAGGTCTGCCGGAAGTCATCACTCTGTTCGGCAAGATGCCACAGATCATCTAGGTCTTTCTGCGCTTCACCGTTCAGGCGATTCAGCAGCCAGCGGCGTTCAGACGCCCGGACTTTGGACACCAGCCACCCTCGCTGCTCGTAACGCTGTTACCGCTTGGCCGACCGTGGATCGTCGTCTGTCGGCTTTGGCTCGTTCAATGTCGGTGCGATCCCACCCCATCTTCTCCAACACAACCTCAGACTCGGCCACCCACGGCAGGACAGCGACCGTCTTTGCCATAGCGTCTGCCGCCGATGCCTTGGACGGTGTTGAGGGGTCACGCCATACCGCTTTCATGTTGCGCCACTCGGCAGGGAGTTCCGTCAGGCCGTCACGCAGCATCAGGGCGTTCTGCATGGAACGAACCCAACCCAAGCTGAACACACGGTTTGCGCTCTCGGCTTCGATGACCAGTTCCTCTTTGGCTGCGTAGATAGCTTCTGCGCTGCTCGGGTTGTCCTGCACGATGCCCAAGCTGCCGACCGGGATAGCAGTCTCACCGGAGAACATGGTCGCCCACATGCGTAGCTGTTCCGTGTGGGGTTGCATACTCATTTGCGGGAACTGGCCTAGCTGCGGCTGGAATGATGGGTCTGCGTCATCATCCAGGCCGGGGGGTTCAATGGCGAGAATCCGGCCAAGGATTGCCGACCAGCCGCCGTCTGCGAACGCTTCGGTGGGAAGGTTCAACGCCCAACGCTGCGGGGCGGTGTAGAACTCGGCGCTAATCTCGGCGCGGACAACGGTTCGTAGGGCTGAATCTGTAAGGGACATAACCGCCCTTGAGATGCGTGAGGAACCGAACGGGCGCATCGGGGTCGGGTTGAAGATGAGCGGTTCGACCGGAACCCGACCGAGGTCGTGCTGAATCTCGTTGATCTGCCAGTTCGTGGAGTTCGCCCAATCGCGTTGCATCATGACAGCCCGATCCGGGTAGTACATGACAACGGAGGTTGGGTGGCCGTCCATATCGCGGTCAATGACCGACAGTGCCGACCGGAGTGCCCGGAGCCGTTCGTCCCATATTCCGGTTGCGTCGAGGGCTGACTTGACCAGCATGAGGACAGGGGGTTCACCGATAGTGGTGTCACCGAGGACGGTGCAGAGGAACGAACAGGAGTGGATCATGGCTGACGAGTGGGCCATGGTGGACTCCATGGTCAATCTGTTGTCCTGCCACACATCGTTGATGCCCAGGTTCTCCGCTGCGTCCTGTATGCCGGGAACCACGAAGCCGTCGATGTTGCAGCGTTTCGATAGAACGTCAACCGCTTTGGCAGGCCAGCCCAGCACCGCATCAAAGTTGCGGAACTTGGGTGGGATCGCAATGTTCAGGTCACGCAGGCTGTATTTCGCTTCGTAATACTGGTTGCGGAGTGCGTTCCTGCGGGCTTTGCGTTCCAACTGTTCCAGCAGTTGGTTCAGGTTGTACTGGTCGTACTCGTCCAAGCCGGGAACAATGATCATCCGAACACCTGAACCCTTCTCTTGGCGGGGGCTGACGGGCGGGGGTTCTCCGTCGCACCGAACAGGGCAAGCGTAGCGGCAACGATGGGGTAGATAGCGGCAGTTGGGTCACGTCGGTCCAAGCCCCAACCTCCTGCATCGCGGATTGGGCGGCGGCGTGCGCCGAGGATTGCGTCGGTCAACTCGGGTTGTGAAGCGTGCGTGAGGGTTCCGGTGTTGATTCTGTTCTCTAACACTCCACATGCTTGACCCATCATGGGTGCGGTCGTCACTGTCACTCTGCACTTCCTACCTTTTAGTTCTGGTACCAGGGACGACGCTGGCGAAACTTGATCAACAACTATAGGTATGCGGCGTTTTGTTCGTTCCTGTAGCCAGTCGATAGCCATTTTCGGGTCTAGGCCCGACCAGACTTGTTCGATGTGGGCTTTGTCGCCGCGAATCCAGCACGCAGCGATGGAGATGTCCCTGCCGTGGCTCATATCGACGCCGAGTGCGTTGGGGCGTTCACCGTCCTCCGGGCCAGGATCAGCCATGTTGCGCCACTGTTGGATGGTGACCAGCGGTTTGTGGCGTGCAACCTCATCCCAAATGCCCAGACGTTCCTTGGCGAACTGCTCATCGGACATTGAAACGAGTTCGTTCTGTACCGCTTCATGGCTGATACGTGTGCCGAACGCTGGGTTGGCTTTGGCCCAAGTCTCCGGGTCATCAATCGGATCATCCCGGTCTGCTGACCATTCCAGGTAGGCGATCCGGGGTTCTGTGCCTTCCATGCCGAGGGTTCTCATGCGCTCAAACACTTCACCGTCATCGTTCTCGGTGGGTGGGGTGCCGAGCAGCCAAGCCTGGGGGTTGGGTCGGGCTGACATTGTGGGCAGGATCGCTGACCATGCGGCGGCGTTAAGTATCTGCGCTTCGTCCAGCAGGAGACAGTCGCAGGAGAAACCGCGACCGCCGCCAGCCGACCGCGCCTTGAACCGGATGGTCTGCCCGGACGAGAACCGGATGAACTCACGGTTGGCGGCTTTCATCACTTGGTCAACGCGGCGTTGCAGCGATGGGAACGCATCTACGAGGTCGAGGATGCGGTTGAACACTTCCCGGGCTGTGTCCTTTTGGTGGGCTGACACGATGATGGTCTGCTCACTGAACAGGAGGACTCCGGCTAACGCCCGAGCGACGATAAGTTGGCTTTTACCGTTTTGGCGTGGGGTGGATACGGCGATCTGGCGTGCAGCCCACGTTCCATCGGTGCGTTCACCCATGGCGGCTTGCAGAACATTCTCCTGCCAGGGGTCAAGAACCATGCCGAACGACTTCGACAGATCGACAACATCTTCCCAGGCGTTAGACCGGACGCTTGGTGCGTGGCGAACCCTTGGTGGTGCTTGCTTGACGAGAGTCGCTGACGGTTTCCTAGCCATTACTACCCGGCACGCCCCGCACGGCGAGCAGCCCTCCGTGTCGCAATCTCATCGACCGCATCACCTTCCATTGTTGGGGCTTCACCGTAGAACAGTTGGGCACCCTGACGGTCAAGGATGCGGCGACATATCTCTGCGCTCTTGTGGTCACCCCGGAGTGCTGGCCCCCAATGCGCCCGAAACAACGCCTCAGTACGTTCCTGGTGAACCGCAGATGCTTCTTCTATCAACGCCTTTCGGCGTTGCTGTGTCACCGCGAACTCGGCAGCCACTAACTCGTCTACCTGGGCTAACGGAACGTCGATGGTTTCCGCGATCTGTGAATACGTCACCCCAGCGAGGAACAGCTGTAGGGCTTTGTGTCCCTTGTCGTCTGTCATCTAGCGAACCCAATCACAATCACCCATTGGTGCCAGCGGAACACCACGTCTGCGTTGTTCCACCCGGCCTTGAATAGCTCTGCCATCAGTGTAGGCAGTGGTTGGGGCATCAGTACACCGCGCAACGCACGAGCTTTCGACCGGATAGCGGTGTCGTTCAGGCCGCACTTGGCCTTGAAGTCGTGTGATGCGTCCATTGCTATCTCAGCGAGCAAGGGGTGTTCCGGTCGTATCTTCTCTGCGAGGATGATCGCCCCGTTGGGTGCGGCGCAGCGTCGGGCTTCGGTGAGTACAGCCAAGCGGTCTGGTTCTCGTAGGAACTGCAACGTGAACAGGGAGACCGTGAGGTCTGCGTCTTTGTGCTTGAACGGCTGCTGTAGGCGTTGCACATGGAAGGTTGACAGGACATTCAGCCCCGCCACCTTGTCTTTTGCTTTGTCGAGCATGGAAGGTTCCTCGTCGTACAGTTCGGCACGGAACCTTCTGCCGGGGTGTCGGGCACAAATGGTTTCCAAGGTGGTGCACGTTGATGCACCCAGGTCAACGAACAGACTGTTATCGGGTAGCAGCCAGTCCGAGAACTCAGCAACCATCTGCTGTATGTCGTCGTAGTAGGGCACCGAAGCCCGAACGTGGTCATCGAACACCGCAGTAACTTCGGGGGTGAACTCCCAACCACCAGTGTTGAAGCTGTCGGCAATGTCAGGCATTGGTCAACCTGTTGTAAACCCCCACCGGGGTCTTGAAGCCACCTGTGTTGAGGTCGGTGTCCAACAACTTGTAGAAGTGTTGGGCGATACCGGAGTCACCAAGCTGCAAGTTGACGTGGGGGCGCACTTTCACTCGGGCGAACTCTTTCGGGAACGCATCAAGGATCGGTTGTTTCTGTTTCGGCTTGTTCACATCAGACCAGGACGTGCCAGCAAACTCTTTCACCATCGCATCAGACAGGAACGGCAAGCACAGGGACTTGCCCAACCTCGAGGTTTCCGCACGCAGCAACTCTTGTTGGGCGTAGCGGGGGTTGCTGAACAAGCCTTGCCGGAACTCGTCTATCCGGGTGTCCTTGTAGTGGATCATGCCCTTCTTCGATATGCAGAAGTGTCCGTCTGCCCCATGCCCGGTGATGATCGCTGGCTCACCGACCTGGCGTATCGCCCGGAGAACAGGCCAGCCACACTCATAATCTGTTTTCGACTTTGCGCCCAGGTCAGCCAAGTCCATCAGATCGCGCACCAGCGACGGCATATCAGTGGGCAAGATGACCGGACGGAACTCAAACCCGAACTCACGAGACACCATCCGGGCACCCTGGAAGTCGGTCGAAACGTGACCGTTTAACGTGAAACTGTACGAAACCACTTTCTTTCCAAGCTGTCTCGCAGCCAGTCCACAGGCCAAGCTGTCAATGCCACCAGATAGAAGAACAGCAACCTCATCACCAGGGATTTGTCCTACCTCTGCTAGTAACACTTTCCGCACGTCAGGCATTGTTTCGTGCCTCCACCAGTTTGTCTCGTATCCCTGCGGCGACGTGGTACATCATCACCGGGGGTACAGCGCGACCGATACGTTCGTACCTCTGTTCATACGTTCCGGTCAACACGAAGTCGTCAGGGAACGCCGACAGTCTGCGTAGCTCTGCCAAAGTGAACTTGCGTGGTTGATCCCAATGCGTCACCGACGCGGCACCAGGATGCCCACCCGTCTGCAAGATGGTCAAACACGGTTTGTCCGGTGAAGTGCGTTTCAGGTTGAACCTGGACTCCTGCGCCCCTGTACCAACCTTCAACCGTTTCCACGTTTCATACAAGCCGTAGCTGCGGAACACGATGGACTCCCCGGTTTCCGGGTCAACCTCAACATTGTCCTCACCCCACACCTGAACATGGGCTGCCGTCTGCGTCGTCAACGTCATCGCAGGAACGTCGGTCATGTTCCGCACTGGATAGATGCCGCGTGGATCGTGGATGATGAGTAGCGGTGCATCGTTACCGATCACTTCACGACAGGTGTACTGGTAGGGCAGTGGGGTTGGGTGGATTGGGTTGAATGGTTGATCCTCGCGTACTCCGACGAAGATTAGTCGTTGGCGTGCTTGGGGTACGCCGAGCCATGCGGCGTTCAAGAGTTTCGCTTCGACTCTGTACCCGGATTGGCGCAACGCTCGCAGTATCCACTTGAAGTAACCTTTGGCTGTGCCCTTGACCAGCCCGGACACGTTTTCGGCCACGAAGGTTTTGGGCTGTACTTCACGAACCAGACGAGCAAACTCAAAGAACAGATCATCGACACGTTGCGAGCCGTCCGAGTATTCCTTGACCTTGCCCCATCCGGCTTCGCGTTTGCCGCTGGTGGAGAAGTCGGAACATGGGGGTGAACCGTCAAGTAGGTCAACGTCGCCTCCGCAATGTTCAAGTATCTCCGTGCCTTTCACGTCACGAATGTCTCTGCCGTCGAGGTAGGTGTACGGTTCCATGTTCGCTGCGTAGGTGTCCCTAGCTGCTTCGATGAACTCGTTGGCGTACCTGACCTCAAACCCGGCCATGCGATAGCCGAGTGATGAGCCGCCGCACCCGGAGAAGGTGGAAGCCGCGATCAGTCCCGGTTTGTCCACCGCCCGTATCTCGTCCATGGTGGGAACGTGGTACGGGGGTTTACTCATCAACAAGGTCTAACTCTTTGCATGAACATCTGACCAGCGCATCTGTGGCAGCGCAGCGACCGGACGGCTCATGTTTCAAGAGGTAGTGGCCGCAGGAACAACGCCGATACACTCCACAGTTGATGACCGGGCCCCATTGACCATCCGGCATCAGTTCGGTTTACCCGACCACTCATAGTTGCACTTCGGGCAGCAGTATTTGGTGTCAATGTCCTCGTCGAAACCGGGGAAGTCGTCGGGCACAATCGGGTCGGCGGTTGATGCTTGCAGGGCGGTGATGTCTGTGTCCGTGTATCCGGTGCCGCCGAGGTCGGGCAGGGACTCCAACAAGTCGAGCAACGCTTGGTTGTCGTAGGTGGCGAGGTCGGTGGAACGGTTATCCACCGCGACAATCCTCTTGGCTGCTTCATCGTCCACATCGACAATGAACGCATCCAACTCATCCCACTCCAACAGGACAGCAGCCCGGAGAGTGTGGTTCCCGGCCAGCACTTCCATCGGTCGTCCGGTCAACGATCCCTCGTTCACAACGATGGGGCGGTACTGGCCGTTCACCTTGAGTGAGTCAGCAATGACCTCAATCTGGCCGCGCCTCGGGTTGCCCTCCACAAGATGCAGGGACTCCACCGGGACACGACGAACTGTACCGAGAGATGCTGACGAGACTTCGTTACTGGTCATAGATGGTTCCTCACGGTAGGGACGAGTGGATACACCATAGCAAAAGCAAACCCGCTGATCAGAGAACTTTCAGACGCCGTGTGTGTAAGAGTTCCAATGCCCGACAGGAGATGTTCTTGACGGGG